TGTGCGTTATGGGTAGGAGGAGACCAGGTATTATACAACATAGCAAGACGCTGTGATTCATGGTTTGATTTTATTATAGAGATGCAAGATATGGGCATGAATCAAACACCAGACGGAGCGAGTTGGACAATGGCAGACTATGACGAGATGATGGAAATGATGAGTGAACTATAGACCAGTTGACGAACTGGTACACAAGCACCCCACGAGGTGCTTTTTTTGTGTATAATAATAGTATACACACAAGGGAGACCATTTGAAAAGACTTGAACTAATCATGGGTCGCAACATTCCAGACAACGGAACTGTTACTGATGCAATGATGAACTCATTCATTAAGCGTGAGATCATGCCACATTTTGAGTATGGCACGTTCATCGATGGCGAGGGTCTTTGGAAAGGTGAACTTGAAAACACCAAGATTTTCTATCTTGAGTGTCCAGATAATGAGGTTGAGGAGCACCTCTTGAGCATGCACTGCATAGCAGCAGTATATAAGAAACAATTCAGACAGGATTCTGTTTTGATCTCAACAGTACAAACCAACGCCGTTTTTAATTAACTATGAGCATTCGCTACTGGACAGCAACCGACCAACGCAACGGGAGAGTCGTTACATTCTCTTCCAAGGATAAGGCGTTGGACATGCTCGCATTTTATCAAGGTGCTGGCATCAGGTGCGAACTAGTCAAATATAACAGAGTGTAACGCTCTGTTGATTCATGAGTTCACATCCTCTATAATAGAAGCATGAACAAAAACATCTTTCTCACAAACGAATCTGCTCGCCGTGACCCTGTTGTACAGGCAGCAATGAAATCGATTCTCGCTCGCATGACTGCCGAGCATGACCGTGCGGTTGCAGGTATCGCACCTCACACAGTCGAAGTCTCACCCGTGAACTTCTTACAAGATGTCATGGATGACTTAGGCGATCCTCAAATCAGAGACCGTGAGCGTGAGGAGTATTTTAGATCAGGTTGGGGCGACAGTCTCAACGGTTGCTTCTAGCATTATAACACACCCTGTCCCATGACAGGGTTTTTTTGTGATGCCCCCGATGCCCCCCCTCCCGTGCGAAAAAAGTACCGTCTTTCTAACCTACAAACGTTTCCCAGAGCGTGATAAATATAATTACAAAATTAAAATTTTAAAACCATAGTTTTAGAAAAAATTTTCCAGCAAAAAAATCCCTCAAAAAGTTTATCATGGCATATAGAGAGTTAAGTAAAGCAGAGAAGGTTGCAAGGTGGTTTAACCAGCGAAGAATCGGATCCGCAATGCTTCATAAGAAAAGCATCAGATGGTTTCAGAAAAAAACTGGGTTATCAAACTATCAGATACAGTGGTTAAGTTTCGCAGAGGGTGTTATAATTACTATAATCATATTATAAAAATGGCAGAAGTTACTACAAGTGAGATTCTAATGCAGATGATGCAACTGCAAAGCAGAGTGAATGACGTAGAGAAATCGATAGATCGCCGTCTAAGTCATTTGGAGAAACGATTCGAACAATTCGAATTAGACTCAAGGTTTAAACAGGATCCTATAAATGACCCCCTTGCAGACTTGCCAGGTATGTCAGGAGGTAAACCAGTGTCAAGTTTCGGCAAGGGTATGGGACTATGACAGAAGATCGTAACTATTATGAAAAGGCATTGGAAGACTTCGAGCACTTCTGTGATGATTTCGAGAATGCCGCCACCAAACGTTATTCAGGTGTAGATGATGGATCAAAAGCAACAATTAATAATGACACAGTTGACAGAGCAACTCCAGCAGTTGTCTCAGAGATTGACGAACTTAGAACAGAAAGTGAAGAGTTTAGAGAACCTCCAGTTGATGTACAAGCCACCTACATCGGAGGAATACATGACGCTAACCCAGACTTTGAATGACTTATATAAGAAGATCGATATGATAGGTCGTTATGCAGGAAGATGAGTACAGAGAGATCATGATGATTCATGACATTATATCGATAAACACTTTACATCTTTCTATGGGTAAGTTTGTCGATAGTATACAGATAGCATTGGAGAATGATGATGCCGAACGCAGCACGTAAAGGAGATTCAGTGAATACTGGTCATGGTTGTGATAGTGTAACTACTATCGCATCTGGAGAAGAGACTGTGATTATAGGCGGTAAAGCAGCAGCGACTGATGGATCTGCCCTGACAACACATACTATCTTGGTTGGCGAGAAGTGCGTACCACACACCACTGCTGTTAACGCAGGATCCTCAACTGTGAAGGCAGGTGGTAAGAGTCTTGCCCGTGAAGGTGATTCAGCATGTGCAGGGAGTATTTCTTCTGGCGATGCGAGTGTGGTTGTCGGTTAGCGAGTTTTGTGATATAATATTATTAGTTGAAAATTACTATGGCACTATACAACAGTACAAATGATAAGATCTCTGCGAGACCTAAGAAGACTCGTCAGGGTGATGGAAAGCATACAAAGTATTCTGCAACTTCTCGTAATGGTGCGAGGAAGCGTAGCAGGGGGCAAGGTCGATGAGTGAAGACTTCAGTCGCATTGCTGATTCTCTAGAAAGAATTGCGAATGCATTAGAGCATCTTCATATTGAAAAGATTGATCATGCCCATATCGATGATATCGGTGAGATTCACGGTGACGTGATAACTCATCCGAAGCAGTTCTGAGGAGGCGAACGCCGAAATCTCCGACATGATTATTTAAAATGTATCAAGCATTACCAAACTTTCTAAAAGTTAAAGAGAGTCCTGTCGCAGGGCAAGGTCTTTTCGCAACACAGGATATAGATGCTATGATGTATCTTGGTGTCTCTCATGTTTTAGTATATGATGATATTATTCGAACTCCTTTAGGAGGGTTCGTAAATCATAGTGGAGATCCTAACTGTATAAAATGGCGTGAGGGTGATATCTATCATATGAAAACTATCAAACCAATTAAGAAGGGAGAAGAGTTATTCTTGAAATATACATTTTATAGCGTCTAAATAAATTGGAGTATTCTAATTTGTCTGAGTGGCTACGAAGTTTACACAATCCTTCAAGGATTTATCTCTTACGTTTAAAAAACATCCCGTAACTGATGATTTAGTGGTTACGAAGGACGGTGCTGCCATCCAGCAAGCTTTAACATCACTATTATTAACATCTAAAGGCGAAAGACTGTTTCAACCCGAATTGGGTAGCAGTCTTCGCCGTTTTTTGTTTGAACCGTTAGACTACGCTACTGCAAACCTGATGAAGTCTTCTATTCTTGAAACGATAGAACGGTATGAACCGAGAGTGGTCGTTACAGAATTACTTTGTGAACCTAATCAAATGGAAGATGGGTTTGATATTGAAATGACTTATAAGATACTTGGTCTTAGACAACCACCAGTCACAGTAGACTTCTTCTTGAGCCGTACACGATAATGCCTTACACACAACTAGCTAACCTTGACTTTAAAGATATAAAGTCATCTCTCACAGAGTACTTGAGAGCAGAAACAGATTTTACTGATTATGACTTCGAAGGATCTACCTTAAGTCAACTATTAGACGTACTTGCTTATAATACGTACTACACAGCGTTCAATACCAATATGGTAGTGAATGAACTGTTCTTGGATTCTGCGTCTCTCAGGGACAATGTGGTGTCTCTAGCGAAACAATTGGGTTATACTCCAAAGTCAATTACTGCTTCGAAGGCAAAAGTTAACTTTAATGTTAATATTCCAAATAATCCACCTGAATATGTTCTCTTAAAAGAAGGAACAGGATTTTTGACTAATTATGATGATACATCATATCAATTTGTTGCAACAAAAGACTTTAAGGCAGAAGTCGCAAACGGTGTTGCAACATTTACAGATATTGATTTAGTTGAAGGTACGTTAGTCACAACTAATACGGTGTTTTCCACAACCACAAAAGGACAAAGGTTTAAGATTGAAAATAGTAGAGCTGATATCAACACTTTGACGATACGAGTGTATACTAGTCCAACAGCGACTGAGTTTACAGAGTGGAAGAGAGTAGATAATATTTTAGATCCTGTGATTAGTCAAGATTCATTAATTTACTTTGTGAGTGAAGTTGAAGATGAGAACTACGAAGTTGTGTTTGGTGATGGTGTTTTAGGAAAAGCACTAGAGAACGGAAACGTCATTCAGATGTCCTATGTGGTCACTCATGGCAAAGATGTCAATGGTGCTAAGACATTCACGTTTGGTGGCGTTCTAGAGGATGCTAGTGACACATTAACAGTACCTTTCTCTGTTACTAGTATCACCACTGTGGAAAAAGCATATGGTGGTGAGGATATTGAGAGTATTGCTAAGATTAAGTATCTTGCACCTAAGTTTTTCTCTTCACAGAACAGAGCAGTAACTAGTTCTGACTATGAAGTGATTGCACGTAACGTATATCCTGCAATTAGTGATATTATTGTGTTTGGTGGTGAGGAACAAGTTCCACCTGATTATGGTAAGGTCTTTATTGCGATTAAACCTAGTACTGCGTCATTCCTTTCTGCATATACTAAGAATCAGATTGTGAATGATCTGAAGAAGTATTCTGTTGGATCAATTAGACCAGTTCTAGTGGATCCATCTATTTTGTATGTTGAATTAACTTCAAATATCTTCTTTGATGGAACTAAGACAGAATTACTTCCGCAACAAGTAGCAGGTAATGCTGCTAAGGGAATCACAGAATATTTGAAGACATCTCAGACAGAGAAGTTTAATGGCAAGTTCAGATATTCAAAATTCATTAGTGTCATTGACGATTCTGATAAAGCAATCAAATCTAACCTAACCTCAGTCACACTCAGAAAAGATTTCTATGCACAGTTAAACTCATCTACATTCTATGAGATTTGTTATCAAAATTCATTTGCCACAGACTGTGATAATCCAGTAGTCTCTTCGACTGGTTTCATAACACTAGAATATCCAAACTATACCACGTATCTGGAGGATCGATCTGGAAAAATGATACTATATAGACTAGATCCAGTGTCAGGCGAGAAAATTATCTTAAATGACTCTTTGGGTGATATTGATTATGTTAAAGGTGAGATCATGTTGTATGACTTGACCCTCATTCAAGGAAGTTTTTCTGATAATCGAATCGAACTGCGTGTAAAACCTGCATCGAATGATGTCACTGTACTTAGAGAAGTATATCTTGACGTAGATGTAGCAAAGAGCAAATTTACAGCGACTAAAGAATAGTGTCTAAGACTGCTAGGAAGACCTCACTATTAATAGAGAATCAACTCGCTTCTTTTATAAGCGAAGAGTATGAACTGTTTGGAAAGTTCGTACAAAAGTACTATGAGCAATTAGAATTACAGGGTCAACCCCTAGACATTGCGAATCATCTCACAACATACCGTGATATTGATTTCTATGATAAGAGTATACTGCAACAGTATACACAGTTAACCCAGTTTGCTCAATCAACGGATACGTCACTAACTGTAGGGGACACCAGTGCTTTTCCCGATAGTGGTTACTTACAGGTTGGTGATGAGATATGTTTCTATAAGTCTAAATCATCTACACAATTCTTAGAGGTCAGTAGAGGAGTCTCAGGTAACACTCAGCTGGGAGATCTCTATAAGGAGTCTACATTTGTTACTACCAATGCAGCAGATCACGTTGTTGCTGTCAAAGTATACAATATTAGTAATCTCTTTCTCTATGCATTAGTAAAAAGTTTTGAATCTCAGTATCTACCTGATTTTCCAACTGCTTTCCTTAATGAGAGTGTTGATCAGCGTAAATTGATCAAGAATATTGCGGATTTTTACAAATCTAAGGGAACGAGCAATTCAATCAAGTTTTTATTCAAATGTCTGGTTAAGGATGATCCTTCTCCAGAAGTAAAGTATCCTAGAGAGCAGACTCTTAAATCTTCTGAGTCTACTTGGATAAAAAATTATTCTCTTAAGGTAAAAATACTTTCTGGTACTCCAGAATCATTTATAGGAAAAAGCATCGTCCAAAACGTAGATGGGGCCTACGCTTCTGCGGTAGTAGATAATGTCCTCTTTAGTGAAAGGCATGATGGTATTGATTTATACGAATTGATACTTGCGGAAGAAACTGTCAATGGTAAGTTTACATTAGCATCGAAGAGCACTCTAACTGCGGAAATTGATAATGCAAGTACTGTAGTTGATGTATTCTCCACAATGGGGTGGGGTGATAAAGGAAAGTTCAGTATTAATAACGAAACCTTTACTTTTGAAGAAAAGACTATAGATCAGTTTACAATTAAGACCAGATCTGCTGCTTCTTCACATTCTATTGGTGATTTGGTATATGATGCTGCTAACGTTAGTATAGGTGACGGTTCTGTACTCATACTAGGTGTATTCTACAGTGCTTCACCTACCAACCCAAGTCCTTATGCTAATGTAGGAGAGAGACTTGAGATATCAGATCCTGGTTTTGTTAATACAGATGTAAAGATATTCGATTCTTCTAATAATGTTAGATGGGATCTATCTAATATATCTGCCATCTTTGATGATGGTGATGATTACTATATTGCGTTGCCTAATAATCAGTTACGCATTCTTCCTAAACAATCTACTCTAACCACTGAGATCTATAAGAGTAACAATAAGGACATTGGTGTTTTCCTTGATGGTAGTCTTGCTATGGGTGCAAGACACCCTGAGACTGTACTTGGTGGTTCTATTCAGAAAGTTACTGTTACTCAAAGGGGTAGCGGATACGCTAAAGAACCATATGTTCTCATTAATGGCGATTCTGGTCTTGCAAGGACTAAGTTAGCAGGTCAGGTAGTCGAATCAGTTATTGTTGATACACCACTGCTGTACACTGTTACACCCACCATAGAGATACTTTCTGGTAGGAATGCAATAGTTACTCCAGTTATAACAAATGGTGCTATTACCAGTATGGTTGTAGCAAATCCAGGTGAGTATTATTCATCTCCACCTGTAATCAGAATTTTAGACTTAGCTGGTAAGGGAAGGTTTGCGGAATATAAAGCAGAGATCTCAAATAGTGGTCAATTAACTGGGTGTACCATAGTAACTGCTGGTAGTGGTTATTCCTCTGGTAAAGTTAGGGTCGATATTATCCCAGTTGGTTCTGGAGCGACAGCAGATGCGAGTATTCTCTCATGGACTAAGGATAGGTATAAGTTAACTCAAACAAATCCTGTACCTACTGCTTTGCGTAGTGGTGACGATGGTTCGGACCATAGTCCTATTCTGGGCTATGCTTATGATGGTAATCCCATATATGGTGCTTATGGATACACCAACCCACTAGATGCATCTAGTTCTATCACACAGATGACATCCAGTTACTCATTGAACCCAGGAAGATCGGTTGGACCTTCCACGGCTGAGTATTCACTAGGTACTTTCTTTGAGGATTACAAGTATACACATAAGTTAGGAACACTAGATCACAACAATGGTCGTTACTGTTTAACACCTGAGTATCCTGATGGTGTCTATGCCTACTTCGTAACTGTTAGTTCATCTAACGAACCTGTATTCCCTTACATCATAGGTGAAAACTATTATGCAGTTCCTAGAGATTCGAACTACGTACAATCACTAAGTCACAACGATATACCCAAATCATCTAAGAGATTAAGAACTGCTGATATTGAGAACAATGGTGATAAAACTACTCTTATAGTAGATGAAATCACAAGAGGAACTATATCTGGTGCAAACGCAGTATCTAGCGTCTCATCATTCTCAGTTGGATCTCAATTAGAGATTGATAATAATGGTACTGAAGGTCGTGGTGTTACTGCTGAGGTTTCTTCTGTAAGAGGTAAGACAGTATCATCTATTGAGTCACAAGAGACTAAAGCATTATTAATTAATCTATCAAATACCTCATACCTATTTGCTGGAGACACTATAACACAATCAGTCACTGGTGCAACTGGTGAGTTGATAGGTGATGTGTTTAGTGGTCAACAACTTGCATTGAGAAATGTCAATGGTGTGTTTACAACTACAGATCAACTATTTTCTAACACTCAAGTAATAACTCTAATATTAGATGAGAATTCATCTTATACAAAAGGATCAAACCTAAGTTATACTGATGGTGTTGCTAGTATTATTGCTGTTGGAGAAGTACTAGAAAGTACTACTAGTAAGAATACAGTTAAAGTTAAAGTAACAAGTGGTGACTTTGTTGTTACTGATGATTACTTCATCAGAAGTAGCAATTTAATTGATAGTGTTGGTTCAAAATTGATTAGCACTACTTCTTTAAGTTCTGGTCTTAATATCTTTACTATAAATGATCACGTTGCAATACTTAAAACTGCTAGTAGTCATGGTGTTGGTATTGGAGATGATATTCATATAGACATTAACCCTGATGATACTGAAACAACTACAACACAGTATGTAAGAAGCAGAATCTATCAAGAAGTCACGTTCCAGTCACCAGCAGCTACTACAACTATTAATGATACAGGTATTGGTAGAACTACTATATTGAATGGTGGTGAAGATTATACATCTGGTAGTTATATTGATATTGCTCTTAAGGGTGGAACAGGAAGTGATGCAACAGCAGACTTAGTTGTAGATGCTTCTGGAAGTGTAACAAATGTTACAATTAAGAACAAGGGTACTGGATATCTCAAGTTTGATGTCCTCACCGTTGGTGATGCTGACTTATCTAAGACAGACGCTAGTACACCTGTACTACAATTAGAGGTAGATCATATTGGTCTAGGACTCAGTGAGACTCAGGTTAATGTAGTTAATAGTATTGGGTTTACTGATGGTGATCGTATACAGATAGGTGACGAGGTATTAGATATATTAAACAAAAGTGGAAATGTCCTCACAGTTAAGAGGGGGAGTGTGCCAGTTGACCATTTTACTGGGGCAACTGTCACACTGTATGTTCCTGGATACACATTAAACAGAGGTTATAAGATAGGTAACCTTGCTAATGATGCATTCATTCAAACCTATGATGCAGTTACTCAAAAAGCACAAGTTGTATGGAATTACAACTCGACATTATCGAACGTTAATGCTGTTGGTCTAGGTACTGTGTTCTATGACACAAGTGAAGATAAAAGACTTGTTAGAGTTGTTCAAGTCTCTAATCCAATTGAAGTATTTGAGTTTTCCACAGATCAAATAAATTTTGTGAGAAATCCCGTACTAAACATTAAGGAATTCTATAGATACGACTTTGATGTATCTCACTCCTCAATGCAGGACAGGGAATTTGATATATCTCCTAGTATCAATTATAACATAAACACTCCTGAAAAGATTGATACCAATACCAATGTTGATCTCAAGTTGGGATTTGGTCCTAGAGTTGCTACAAACACATATAGTACAAAAGTACCATTAAGGTATTCTAAGTATTATTATTTTGATAGGAATTCTGTTGCAGCACCTGAGACAGGTTTCTTAAATGTTGTCTCTGATCCTCTTCAAGGTACTAAGAGAGCATTGTATGTAACAAGTGACTCTGTTGTATATGACACTGGTACAACTGCACCACATGACGGTTCTGGAACTGTCACATATACATCTATGTCTAAGTTCTCTATTGGTGCTATTGACAAGATCAATATTATTAATATTGGTAGTGAGTATAAGAAATTACCAATAGTGGTTGGTGTTCTTCCAACAGAAACCTTGAAATCCACTGCTACCACTAGCATCTTAGATGGTGCTATTAATAGTGTAACTGTTGTTGATGGTGGAACAAATTATTCCAAACCAAAAGCACTTGTTGATGGAAACGCTGTATTAGACGTAGTATCAGATAAAGGTATCGTTACTGGTATCCTTATCAAGAGTGCTGGATCTAATTACACTGTTGCTCCAGATGTTAGGATTGTAGAAACTGATCTTAAGGTATATCTTTCAAGTACTGATATAGGAGTTCCTAGAAATATTCGTATTATCAACAATGGTGGTGCTTATCATAACGATACTACTTTAAGTTCCACTATCAGATCAAATTATATACTTAAACTATCTAATTTTGATGATGATGCATTTAAGATTGGTGAAACTATAGTTCAGGGAGATACTGCTAGAGGAACTGTTACAGCATGGAGAAAAGGATCTGACATTTTATCTGTTAAGGATGTAACTGGTCTCTTTAGAGAGAAGTTATCTATTAAGGGTCTTGCTAGAGGAAATACTGCGACTCTTGATAGTATTTCATATACAGAGTTTACACCAGAGATTAAAACTTACTTTGATAATCTTGGATCATATAGTGATGATCAAGGTATAGTAAGTTCATCTAATCAGAAACTTACTGATACTTACTACTATCAGGATTATTCTCATGTTATTAAATCTAAGACATCAATTGATGTTTGGAGAGATTTAATTAAGTCTACCACTCACCCTGCTGGTTTTCAGTTATTTGGCGAAGTTATTATTGAGTCTGATGCACATGTAAGAATGTCTCCTAGTACATCCAGTGTACATTCTACTAGGATTCAGTTATGGGATCCTGAAAAGAATAAGATTACTGTTGTTAGTACAAGGAAGCAAATCAGTACCTCTATTATCAAGACAGAACAATTACATGTTGAGCAGGGATTAGGTTCTGTATCACGTGATACATTCTCTACAGAAGAGATTAGAGCAAAGCAGGTATACCTCAATGCTCCTTTTAATGGTGCATTTACAAATCAAGGTAATCTTGAAGGACAGACTACATTTGTTCTTGTAGACGGGAATGGTGATGCTGTTTCACCATATAATGCACAAGCATTGACTATTACACTTGATGGTGTGATGCAAGAGCCTGGTGCAGCATATGCTGTTAATGGTAATAACATTACATTCTCTTCCCCACCAATCGGAGCAAGTACAAAGAATAGTCAAGCAATACCTGGAGTTAAGTTTTATGGTAGATGGTTCGAATTTAAGACTCCTGCATTAAATGCTAGGTATCTCAAGAAATTAAGAAATATACACCAGAGATCTGGTACATGGATTGATGCTGCTAACCAGTTGTCTATGAATAGAGCATTTATTCAGTCAGAGACATTAGGTTTTATCAAGAATGAGTATCCAGAACTTACATGGGGTACGTTAGGTCAAACATGTCATAGAGATATTGGTTTAGTAGTAGATGCATATGAGCATGATTTAAGATTTGGTGGTAACCAGAGATCTATTCTTGCTGGTGAGTCATATTATAATAATGATTTACTTGATTATATTACAGGTGAGATTGAACCAACTATCAAAGCATTTGAGAAAGCAAAAGATCTTGCTGTAATGGCAATGAGAAATACACTAACTGCTGGTACGTTTACAACGTTAAATCCATACATCAACCTTAATATTCGTACAGGTAGTCCTTTCACTCCTAAGTGTGCAGATGTAGAGTCTGCTTTAGATGCTTTATATGAGAACCTTAAGTCAACAATTATAACTGGTCCTGGAACTGCCGTAATATCTCTTCCTGACTACGTTAACAATGAGAATAAGATATTTGATCTATATTATGATGATGGTGGAGAAGTAGAGACTGATATCAATGAGAACCTTATGGTTTCTATTGGTGGTGTTGTACAAGATGATTCTTCTTATAGTATTGATAGAACTACTGTACCAAATAAGATTGTATTTACAGGAGCACCTATTTGGCAGCAGGGAGAAAATACTAAGACTGTTCAGGAACCATTAGCAGTAGATAATATTGCTCTTCATGGTATAGGAAACTACAATAGATGTGAACTTGAGACTTCTGGTATATTTGATGGATCTGCTGGTCCGTTTATTATTCTTGATAGTATTACTAAAGAAGTCAAGAAGATTGATGATGCTGATTATGTACTAGTTTTCATAGATGGTGTATTGCAGAGAGAAACTGATTCATATACTATTACTGGACCTGCTATAAGATTTACAAGAAAGATATATGCTGATAACAATGTAGAACTTATGTTATTGTATGGTAGAGATATACAACAGTCAATAACTTTACATGATTTCCAACCTGGTACATATTTTAATAGATTAGAATTAACAATTACAGATACTAATCCTAATGCATTTGTTCCATTAATCAGTTGGGTTAATACAAACTATGATTTTAATAGGTATGCTTATCAGAAGAATGGATTACTTAAGAATGTTGTAGGCACTATTAAGTCTATTGAGACTCTTAGTGATAGATCAGTTAAATTAGTTATTGCTGGTAACAATCCTTTATTCAATGGATCAGAAGCATTATACTTCTCTACAGGTGAAGACGAACTTGAGGTTAATGTTCCTAGTACACTTGATTATCAGAAAGATGAATCTAATAATCATAAAATGCAGAGGAATTCATCTCCATGGCTATATGATAGCGACAAAGCAGATAAGTCATTTTATGTAACTAAGAACTTACTCTCTTATTTAAATGAAGGAGATGTAATCAAGATTGATGGTGAAGATGGATATAGAGATGTACAAGGATTACCTAGATTTGTAAATCCTAAAGATTATAGACCTGGTTCTGAGGTATCCTCCAAATACTTTGGTTCTATAAAAACTACAAATTATAATGGTGATATTTCGGGTAGTGGTTTAAGTGTTACTTGTACTATTGAGGGTGGTAAGGTAACTGCTGTAGATTGGAACAAGAAGAGTCTCAAATTATATTATGATACAGGTGTTATTGAACCTACTACTGCTTATGGTTATAATACTCCACCAATATTACATTTTATTCCTGAAGATGGTGCTGGAGGTGGAGCAACTGCTGAAGTAATTGTAAGTAAGGGTCAAATTGTTGATATCAAACTTACATCATCTGGTTCTGGTTATACTAAAGCACCTAGAGTTAGTGTTGCTAGAAAATATACTAGAATTAAAAGACGTGATAGGAAGATTGATAGTTTTGTTGGATTAATATTCTCAACTGCACTATTAAACGATAGTCCTACAAATATATCATCTGAGATCGTACCTATTAAAGGTATTGAAATTATTGGTGGTATTGTTCCTGGTGGTCCTAGTGGTGCTCAACCTGGTGGTGGTTCTTATCCAGCAGTTGAGCATAAACCAAAGATTGTCTCCACATTCCAATTGGTTCGTACTCTTGGTGGATTTAATGTTAGTCATGAAATAGTTAGAACGTGGCCAACTTCAGTTACTTCTGCTCCTATGGGATCATCTGTAGAGATTGAAATTGAAAAGACTAGAGTTATTAGATCTGTAGCTACACTTGATGTAGATCTTAAGAAGCAACTAGTCAGACATGTCGTAACTGGTGCTGTTGATACTCATTTTGCGTACAACAACACATATAGTTCCGCAGTTTTAGGACCAACTCCTCAGACATTTAACAGGGTTAGTTATAGCACTGTAGGTGGTCAATTAGATCTAGGTGATGTTCTTTCCACAGGTGGTATTCCAGTATCCGAGTATACGCTGGAAGAGATCAGTGTGTGGAATTTCACTATTGAAGAGATCAACGATGCAGTTGGTACAAACTTCGTAGGCAATATCAAGTGGAACTTTGTTAACCCATCCATCAACTACTATATAACTCAGTTGAACACATCAGATTTGCCAGATGCTAATGGTGGTGGATATTTAGCAACAGGTGCTATTGTATATGCAAACACGACTAATTTTGCATCATCAGGAACCATTTTTGTTGGACGTGAAAAGATCAGTTACACTGGAAAGTTGAGTGATCGTTTTACAGGATGTGAAAGAGGCATAGATAACTCCCCTATCGAGGAGCATCTCATTGGAGAGTACATCAGAAACGCCCTATAAATAAATATAAATAACTCGGATTTAGTCTTAATTTAACATTTAGAGACCAGTGCTATGGCAGCTATTATTTCAGAAAAATTTAGAATCTTCAATGCGAAGCAATTCTTAGAATCCTTGAGCGAGGGCGCAAATGATGCGGATGCAGCTCGAACCAGAATGTATTTCTTCGTAGGAAGATCCGCAAAATGGGATGCGTACATTGAGGTATTCAATGTAGACGGTACATTTGTAGCAGGTGAAACTGTTTCAGGTGGTGGATGGTCAGCAACAGTTGCTGAGGTTAATGAGAATAGTATTCTGGTTAACAACGTTCTTCCTACTGCTACAACTACACCAGCATTCGGAACTACTGTTACTGGTGGTACATCAAGTGCTACTGCTAAGTCTGGAGTTTATAGGTATGCTACTGAAGAAGCACCTCCTGCTCCTATTGATAACTATTCCGAGAAAATAGCAATTTATAATGAACTAATTGCTGCCAAGCGTATTACAGGACCATTTGCACGTCTTGTTATTCCACGTTATAACTGGAACATCTCACTAAATCCTAAGTTTGACATGTACCGTCCATCATACGCACCTACTCCAGGTGGCGGTGGTGCTATTGGTAAGTCAACTGCTACTGGTCAAACAAGTCTCTCTGCTGGTAAGTTCTATGTAATGAACTCCAACTATGAGGTCTTTAAGTGTCTTTATAATGGTGAGAGTCCTGCTAATCCAACTGGACAAAACGCTACCTATGAACCTAAGTCACAACCTGCTGGTGGACAAGGTGCTTTTGCTAGTGGTGTCTACACAGAACCTTCTGGTACTGCTGGATATATCTGGAAGCATATGTTTACACTTCCTACAGCAGACGTTCTTTCATTCCTTTCTACAGACTTCTTACCTATCGTTGAGAAGACTGAAGCAAGTCGTGTAACTGTTGAAGGTCAAGCAATTGATGGTGGTGTTCAAGTAGCAGTGGTTAAAGATGCAGGTTCTGCACTTCCAGCTACAGCAACACTTTATACCTCAGTATATGGTGATGGATCAGGTGGTATCGTGAAGTTTACTACAGACGGTTCTGGATCTATTACAACTGCTGTAATGGAAGCAGCAGGTACTGGATACACATATGGTTCTACAATCTTAGAAACAGGTAAAGTATTTACTGACGCTGGTCTTACTGCTGCTGCAAGTTCATTTACTGGAGTTGCTTCTATAGAAGTTATTATATCTCCTACTGGAGGACATGGTTCTGATGCTGAAAGTGAAATGTTCTCTAAGAGAGTTATGACAAACATTCGTTTGACATATGATGAAGGATCAGGTGACTTCCCTGTAGATAATGATTTCCGTCGTATCGGTATCATTCAAGATCCATTTGATTTTGGAACAACTGATTTTGCTTCTGCTTCCACATTACGTGGTACAGCTGTACTAAAGATCAATGGAGCAACATCTGATTATACTGTTGACGAAGATATCTTCCAATCAGTAACAGGTGGAACATCATATGGTAAAGTTGTGTCATGGGATGCCACTACTGGAATCCTTAAATATTATCAATCACCAGAATTACATAGTGACTCTGGTGTTGTGAGAGCATTTGAATCAAATGCTGCTAATGCCGTTGTCGGACAAGCGTCCACAGCAAGTGGAAATGTAGATACTGGTGCTAATGGAGCAGTGTCTGGCATTCAGCTTACAGGCGGTTTAGCATCCCCCGAAATCGCTGCAAACTCTGGCGAAATCGTATACATAGAGAACAGAAGACAAATTACTAGAGCTGCTGACCAAATTGAGGACATCAAACTAGTAATCGAATTCTAATTTATAAAAACCTAATTAGAGACTGGTTGCAATGCCTCAAAAGACGAATCTTAATGTCGCACCATATTACGACGATTTCGACACTGACAAGAACTTTTATAAAGTACTCTTTCGACCTGGATATTCAATTCAGGCGAGGGAGTTAACGCAGCTTCAGTCTTTACTGCAAAATCAAGTTGAGCAGTTTGGTAAGTATGCTTTTAAACAGGGTGAGTTAGTCATTCCTGGTGAGATTGGATTTAATAATAAATTAAATTATGTAAAACTATCTTCAGTATCTGAGATACCTACAAACCAAAATGGTCAGATAGTTTATAAAAAATATGATGTTACACAATTAACAAATCGCCAAATTAAAGGATTAACTTCTGGTGTTGTTGCTACTATAGTACAGTCTGAAGTTGCAACAGAGACAGAAGCAGATGTTCTTTATGTCAACTATACAAATAGTGGTGATGCTGGAAACGAGAACACATTCCGTCAAGGTGAGACCCTAGAGGTCGTAGACGGTGTTAATACACCACTGATGGTGGTTGGAACCGATGGAAGTGTACTTCCTACTAGTATTTCTGTTACTAATCCTGACACAGGTGTATCAACGGCGTTAGAGAGTCCTGCAATGGGATTTGCTTCTGCTGTCAAGGTAGAAGAAGGTATTTACTTTGTTAATGGATATTTCGTAAGAAATGCAAATCAATTACTTGTAGTTGATAAGTACTATGACCAACCATCTGCTAAGGTTGGATTTAAAATTGTTGAGAACGTTGTAACTCCTGAAGAGGATGCAAGTCTATATGACAACTCTATTGGATCTTCGAACTACTCAGCACCAGGAGCACATAGGTTAAGTCTCATATTGAGTCTCGTTGTATATTCATTAGACGAGAAGACAGATAAGAATTTCATTAAACTACTTCAGATCAAGAATGGAGTAGTACAAACTCAAGTAGTACAAACGGACTACAACCTTCTTGAGAATACTCTTGCACGTAGGACTTATGATGAGTCTGGTGATTATGTTGTTGACAACTTCTCTCTTGATGTAAGGGAGTTCTATCAGAAGAATGGCAATCTTGGTATCTATGGAAAGGATACAGAAGGTCTAGTAAATGGTCTATCTGAATCTGATGCTGGTAAGAAGTTAGTTGCTAGTGTTGGTCCAGGTAAAGCATATGTTAAAGGTTACGAGGTTGTTAACAAAGAAACTAAGTACATTGATGTAGATAAAGCAAGAGAGACTTTAAACAGGGAAGATATACGTCTTAAAACAAAAGGTCTTCCTACTTATAGAATTACTAACAATTATAGTTCACTACCAGTAAACTCAGAAGGATCTGAACTTACATCATATCCTAATGTGTATCTGTCTGCTGCATTTAATGACGGATCTATTGGTATGAATAATACTGAGGCAGCAACTGATCCTAAACAGACTATCAATAGGAGAGGTTCTTTCTTTGATATTAATCAGGGTATTAAGACTATCTACATTGAAGTTGATAACAACTATGCAACACGTGTAGCAGGTCTTACTGGTTCTAATTTTAGAACTAGTGCTGATGGGATTCCAACTCTTTGGTATATTCAATCACGTGGAACTACTATCATAGCAAATAGTTTTGAAGTTCTATCTTATTCTAGAGTTCCTAGAATTGAATCTAATCCAGATGACACAGTTACATTCCTAGAGATTACTGTAACTGCACAGAAAGATCTTCTAGATGATTTTCTTATTGAGTATGATGATACTGATCCTAATAAGTTTAGATTCATCTATATGAATGAGAACGATGCTGAAACACCTGGATCCGTTCCTTTCGGAAAAATTATTGATTACAATGAAACAATTACTCCTGTTATTGGATTAGCAAAACCAAGTAACTATACTCTATTAGATAGAGGAATTGGATTTAATTCTGATACTGATATTATTATATCTAAAGGTAGATTATCTAATGGTGATGCAACATATAATAGTACATTTGGATTTTCTTATTTTGATCCTAACTTCTTTACTAAGATACAATTAGATGATAAGATTTTAGTTTCTGGTAGTTTTACTCCAGGACAGTATATTAGAGGTCTTAGCAGTGGTGCATATGGTGTAGTAGAAGGAACATCTACAGGATCATATACTTCAAATAAAACCTTGATGATCAAAGGATTGTTTGGTGTATTCAAGAGTGGTGAAGTTATTGCTGATGAAGCAGGTAATACTTTAAGGATTGCAAAAGACAATACTATATCTCATTTTGTTGTTACTAATAGAGGAGCAAATCATTCTTCTACAGCAACAATTAGAATTGATGGAGTTGAATATGATAACTCTAAGATACTTGTTAATGTCAGTGGAGATCAGTTAGTTTATAGTGTAGGCATTATAGACAGAGATGCTGCTGGAGTTGAATACTCACAACCACCTCTAGTCGAGATTGTTGATGCTGGTGCTTCATCACAAGCAGTTGTTGTTCCAGTTCTAGTAAGAAATGCTGTTACAACATACACACCACAGAATGTTAAGTCATTCTACTCTCAATTTGGATCTGGTAATTCTAATATATTCACAGCAGATATTGAGATTAACAAAGAGAAGTATTCTGAGGTTGTTTCAGTAACTGATTTTACTTTCAGTGGAAACAAAGGAAGAAAGTATATTGAGTGTACAGGATTTGGTGGAGATGCAACAACATTTGTTATTCATGGAGATTTGGTTCAGTTTACAGATGATACTGGAAATCTTGTAAGAGGTGTTGTACAACAATCAACAGAACCTGCTGGTGTATACAAATCAAGAATTTACTTAGATAGGTCACTACCTAATACTGTTACTAATGCTAGTGTTGTTAGAGTAAGACCATCTATTGATAACTTTAATCAAGGAACTCTTCTTTATAAAACTGGTTCCAATCAAATAAGTTCTATTGTTGCTACTTCTGATGATTCCAAGATTACCTACTATCTCAGGAGAGATTTTATATCTACTGGTTCTGGTGGTGCTGGTTCTATTACTTTTGCTGCTCAACTCCCATTTGGAACTCAAAGATTTGTATCATTTAGTGAAAGCAACTTCCTAATCACAGTACTTGATGCAGGAGATGCTCCTGATGTTGCTGCTGGTGATGTAGTTTATATCACTTCAGATCAGGTTGAGATAAAGGCATCTACTGATGCTGCTAGTGGTTTAACTTCTGGTAGTGTTAAGTTGAATCTACCTTCAAATTATTTTGGATCTACATCATATACAACATATCCTACATTAAAACTAACTGCTACTTTAGAAGTTACTAAAGCAAAACCAAGACTCAAGACAGCAAACTTAAACAAGAGAATTATTGTTGAGTCTGCTGGTGACAAAATTGTACCTTTTAGAGGTAGAGATTATGATACAGAGTCTTTAGATGTATTCAGTTATGCAGATGCATTTAACTTGAGATATGTTTATGAAGGATCTAGTTCAACACCTCCTGTAGTTGATAAGTCAGGTAACTTGGTTACTGGTACTGATGTTACTAATAGGTTTACATTTGACGATGGTCAAAGAGACACAATATATGATATCTCTAGACTTGTCATTAAACCTGGTTTTGAAGCACCTGTAGGACAGTTAGTAGTTGCTTTTGATTACTTTGATCATACTTCTGGTGATTTCATTACTGTTGATTCATACTTACATGAAGCTGGTGTAGGACCAGAAGAAATTCCTTCATTCAATTCACCTGTATTAGGTAAGGTATCTCTTAAAGATGTTTTAGATTTTAGACCTAAAGTTGATAACGATGCTATTATTGGTGGATTTCAGAATACATCATTACTATCTTCACCTAATAGTAGATCATTCACTGGAACTGGTGGTATTGTTTCTAGTACTCCTGCTCCTGATTCAAATCTCGAATATACATTCTCATTCACACAGACACAATACCTTGATAGGATTGATGGATTGTTCTTGAATAAGAAAGGTCAGTTTATTGTTAAGGAAGGTAATTCTTCACTCAACCCATCTAAACCAGATGTTATTAGTGATGCTATTGCATTGTACTATATGTACATACCTGCTTTCACACAATCAGGTAAGGATGTAAGGATTACTCCAGTCGATAACCGTCGTTACACAATGCGTGACATTGGTAAGTTGGAGAAACGTATTGAGAGACTAGAATATTACACTACGTTAAGTATTCTTGAGCAACAAGCTCTTAATATGCAGATTACAGATGCTGCTGGTGTCAATCGCTTTAAGAGTGGTTTCATTGTAGACAATTTTGAGACTCATAGGATTGGATCCCTAAAATCAATAGACTATAAATGTTCTATTGATACACAACAGTCTGTATTACGTTCTCAAGCAAAAGAAGATTCTATCGAATTAATTGAAGTTAATAATAGAGATGATCAAAGATCTGTTTCTGGTTATCAGAAGACTGGTGATATAGTTACTCTTCCATACACAGAATTAGAATTACTAGGAAATAACTTTGCTACTAAGACAGTTAATCCCAACCCATTTGTTGTTCTTCAATATGTTGGTGATTCATTTATTGGTCCTAGTGTAGATTCTTGGTATGACAATAGTGTAGAACCTTTAGTAACAGATAATAATACTAATCTATACTCTATATTCCTTGCTAAGGAAAATTTAAAGGAAGCATTCTCAAGTCTTTATAATTCATATAAAGTTAATTGGTTAGGTGCTAACCAAGCATTCTATAACATTGGATCATTTGCAGAAGTTAATTCTAATATTGCAGATTCTAATGTTGCTACTGCTGCTGTAGGAACATCTTCTAATATTAGTCCACAGAACAATGAAGTTGGTAAGGGACTAGTAACTAAGGGTGTAGGATCCAACGTTGTTGTTACATCACTATCATACTTTGCTAGAAGTATCCCTGTTAAGTTTAAAATTAATAGATTAAAACCAAATACAAAGGTCTATGTCTTTATGGAAGGCAGAGATATTGCTAGATGGGTAAATCCTGACCTTAAGTATACTGGTATTGCTGCTAACTCACTGTCAGCATTTAATGGTTCTATCACTACAGATAATAATGGTAATGCAAGTGGTGTTATCCTTGTTCCTGCTGGTGTTCCACCTAGAGAAAATGCTGTATGGACTGGAAATGTTGACACTGTATCATATGATACAGATGCTGATGAATTGAGATTTAGTACAGGTGTTAAGACAATCAGATTTACATCTAGTTCGACTGATGTTGATACAAAGGATGTAGAAACATTTGCTGAAGTTAAGTTCTATGCTACAGGTATAGTTCCAGAGAATCCTTCTTCGATTATATCTACAAGACCTGCATTCTTTAAAGCGAATGAAGGTACACAGATTATTGATAGTAATACTGAAAACCCAGTAAGACCTAACCCATTTGCTCAGACATTTAAAGTTGATGGATTTGATGGTGGTGTATTTACTACAAGTTTAGATCTATTCTTTAATAAGAAGAGTGAAAATATTCCATTGAGAGTTTATCTAACTGATGTTGTTAGTGGAAAACCAGGCAAGAATATTATTCCTGGTACTCAGAAAGTATTAACACCAGAAACATTCTTAAAAGTAGTCTCAAGTGATACACTTAATATTACAAAAGGTGAAAGTATAACTGGATCTAAATCCAATGCTTCTGGTCCTATCAGTAAAGTTATTGATAAAAATAATATTGAGATTGTTGCTAGTACAACAGGTAATTATACATTAACAAATGACCAAGTATATACAATTGTATTAGACAATAACAACGGTAAGAGTTTTGTTCAAGATGAACTATTAACTGTTGCATCTATCACACAAGCTAATAATGCTAACAATACACAATTCACACTTACCATTGCTAAGGATTCTGGTCGTGTAACTAGTTTGAATGTTTCTAGTATAGGTAGTGGTTACGAATCTGCAATCATTACAATAGAAAGTCCTCAACTTCCTGGTGGTGGTAATGCTACTGCTACAGTTAGGGTTTCTCAAGGTCTTGTATATGATGCAGAGATATCTCTTTCTGGTTCAGGATATACAGAACCACCATCAATTGTTCTTAGAGGAACAGGATCTGGTAATGCTGGTGCTGTAATAGAATCTGAAATTACTATTGATACTCCAGCAGTAAGAATGGGTATTGCTATTGATGTTGAAGGAGAGACACAATCAATCACTCCTACCAAGTTTAACTTCGATTTCCCTGTATACCTTGAAAATGATACCGAGTATGCTCTTGCTATAGAGACAGATTCTATTGACTATGAAATGTGGGCATCTAAACTTGGTGATACTGAAATTGCTACTAGTCAAATTGTAACAACGCAACCTGCTTTAGGATCTCTGTTTAAGTCTCAAAATATAAACTCTTGGACAGAGGATCTATTTGAAGATATTAAGTTTGTCTTGAATCGTGCAGACTTTGATATTAGTAGAACTGCAAGTCTTGTACTATCCAATGATAATCTAGGGTTTGAACCATTAGATCACGATCCTATTGAAACTAATGCAGAAGCAAATACTACTGCTACATCAACGTTGTTTAAGAATAATAACTATATTGTTAAGGTCAATCATAGAGATAATGGTTTCGACCTTAATAAGTCATGGGTTTACTTCAAGAATGCAGTTGATGTTGGTGGTGTAACTGCTTCCTCTTTAAATAGCAATCTTTATAAGGTTTCTAATACTGGTGTTGATTACTACAACATCACTGGAACTACTAGAGCGTCTGGTAATTCCTTCGGTGGTGGTACAAGTGTACTAGCAACATATAATAGAAAGTTTGAAAAATTATATGCTTCTATATCCAATCTAACCTTTAGTCAGACTAAGATTAATAGTTTTGTTAAAACAACCAATGTTTCACCAATAGATGATAATGTTGGAACCTTTACATCATATTCTCAGACTGATTATGAAAAAACATTCTTAAATGAAGATTTCTATTTCATCAATCAAAAGATTGTTGCTTCTAAGATTAATGAAACTGCTAATGGTATCAATAATTCATTACTATACAAATTAGACTTATCATCTACTGTGTCTCATTTGAGTCCAGTTATTGATCTTGCTAGAGCATCTGTTAAAACTATTAGTAACCGTGTTGAATCTTCTTCAGGTTCAGAGGAACGTTATGGTAGAAGGAATCAGATTGTATCCTTCTTACCTGTATATTCATTCACTGCATCTGGTCTTCAAGGTGCTGAAGTAATTAATAATAATCAAACTCTTGTTGGTGTTACTTCAAAAGCAGAAGGTACTATTGTTAAAGTTGATGGAAGCACAGTATATGTAAAAGTAACTACGGTTAATACTTTTGTTGCTGGTGAAACACTAACATTTAGTGGTCAGTCATTTACTGGAACTATTACTGTTGGAACAACTGGTCTTATTAAATTTGCATTTGATATTCCAAATACTACAACACCACCAACATTTGTGACTGCAAGAAATCCTTCTGTTGTTGCCCAAACATATGACAATAAGATATCTGGTAGGATACTTTTATGGAATAGTAAATCTGGTGAATTAACTACTGTTAATGATAAACAACCAATCAATGATGATTACAATGGAAGACTTATTGATAATAGTAGTTTTGATAGAAATGCTAATGTAGATGATCAGTTGAATGATATCTTTAGAGTTGGGGATTTGATTTCATATCCAAATCAACCAGTAGATGAAGCAAGTTTCATTGAAATTGCAGCAGTATCATATTCAGATGGTATTGATTTTATTTCTGAGACACAATCTAAGAATAGTTCTGGAATTGCTAAGTATGTAACTAAAGAAATTTCTATTGAAAATCCTGCTACATCTATTGATGTAAAACTTACTGCTAATGTAACTGATACTAAGAATTTACAGATCCTTTATAAACTTAAGAAGTCTTCTTCACAGGAAAACTTTGAGGATATTGAATGGATTTATTTCAACACATCAGGTGAACCTGATGTAGATACTATTGCTTCTTCTGAAAATGCTATCAGTGGTATTACAGAGAAACAGTCTTCATATCAGGAACTATCTTACAGCATAGAGAATCTACCAGAATTCTCATCCTATGCAGTTAAGATTGTCATGAAGTCTACAAACCCTGCATTTGTTCCTAAGATTCAGGATATGAGGGCAGTGGCATCATACTAATGAACAACCTAAAGGTTAAAGACCAAGACCATTTATATCGTGATGTAAATACAGGTGCAATAATAAATACCGATAGGTCGTCATTTGCCAAATATAAGGCATCCAGAAACAAGCAACGGAGTATGGAATATGAATTGGATAATGTTAAAAGTGAACTTAGTGAACTCAAGACCCTAATAAAACAATTGATAGAACACAATGGCACAAGTCATAGTAAATAAGTCTGATACCTTCGAGGTACAAAGGCAGAAGATTAATGAAATAGGTTTAGACCTTCATACTTTTAATAGTAGTCAGATTATTCTGAATGCGTCTTATATTACTTTGATTGATTTAAGTGTCACTGTCAATTCTGCTGGTGGTGCAGGTAATTTAACATACGATAACACTACTGGTGCGATAGCATATACACCACCAGATTTAAGTAATTTTATCACCTCAATTGGTGATGCTATTCAGGACGCAGACTTCACTAGTGCTGGTCTGATGGTAACAGATGGTTCTGGTAACTATAGTGTAGTAACAGATAACTCTGCGACTTGGGTTACTTTACAAGGTTTACAGGTAACTAATAATACTCCTAGTGCTGGTGGTTCAAGTTTAAGTTATAATAACACCACTGGTGTATTTGGATTTACACCACAGGATGTCAGTACTTTTATAACACTATCAGATATTTCTGTCACTTCATTATCTGCGAGTGGTAATGGTTCATTAACGTATGATAATAGTACAGGTGTACTATCGTTTACTCCTTTAGATATTAATTCATTTAACAGTATTACTGTTGGTGGTAATGGATCTACTGGTGGTGTAACTATTTCTGATGGTAGTGTTGCTATAAGAACTGGTACTGGAAATGTAGCAGCAATTGATTTATATTGTGAGGTTAATAACGCACACAAAGTAAGTATAAAAGCACCAGCACATTCAGCGTTTAGTGGCAATCATGAGTTTGTTCTTCCCCCAGACGAAGGGACGAATGGACAGGTCTTGCAGACTGATGGAAATGGTGTTACCACATGGGTAGATCAAACTGGTGGATCTACACCTACATTAGCAGCAGTAACTGCTGCTGGTAATACAACTACTGATGATATAACAGCAGGTAGTTTAATATGTTCTGATACTGGACAGTTTTCAATCGGAACATCACAATTTGCAACACTTGGATATAATGCTGCTGGTTCAAAAGTTATATACAACGGAAATAATAGTGACTTAGATATAGTTGCAGATCAACTTGATTATTATTCTGGTGCAACTCTAAAAGCTACTCTTAGTACCACTGGATTAAATGTTGTTGGATCTGTTACTGGTACTAGTTTTGTCAAGACAGGTGGAACAGCATCTCAATTCTTAAAAGCAGATGGTACTGTTGATACTAGTACATATCTAACTGGAATAGACATTGAGGATATTAGCAATGTTAATATCACTTCTATACAGACTAATCAAATTTTAAAATGGGATGGTACAGAGTGGGTTAATGCTCTTGATAGTGGTGGATCTGGTGGTGGTATTGCACTAGGAGACCTTACTGTAGGTACTGAAGGAACACCTTCTGGTAATGGTGGATTATCATACAATAATTTAACTGGTCAGTTTACATTTACTCCAGCAGCAGATAATACTCTTGTATTCAACCATGCTAATGCAACTACATCTCAAATAGTCTATACAAATAATGGTGCTGGTAATGCACAGACATTAAATCTTGTAGCTGGTACTGGAATCACCTTTGGACAAGGTGGCGGTACTGGAGCACTTACCATTACTGGTACTAGTGGAATTGCATTAACAGATCTTTCTATAGGTACTGAAGGATCTGCTTCTGGCGATGGAGCAATTGCTTACAACGATACTACAGGTGAATTTTCATACACTCCACCAGATCTAAGTGGTTATCTAACTGGATATACCGAAACAGATACACTTGATGATGTAGCTGGAAGAGGTGCTACTACAGATAAAAACATCACCCTAACTGGAACTGCTAGTTTTCCTGGTAGATTTGATGTACAGAATAATGGAAACTATGCTATTAGTTTAAATGCTACTTCTGGTGTTGGAATTAATACTAATGATGGTGTTGGACTTTATATTGGTAACCTCGCTACTAACGTATGGAGAGCATCTATTAGTGGATCTACTGGTGATATAACTGGTAACAAATTTGTCAAGACAAGTGGAACATCATCTCAATTCTTAAAGGCAGATGGTTCTGTTGATAGTAATACATATCTAACTTCAATAAGTCTTGCTAGTTCAAATATTAATGATCTTGCTGATGTTAATGCTGGAACTCCTACTGATGGACATGTATTGAAGTGGGATGCTGGTTCATCTAAATGGATTGCTGCTGCTGACCAAACTGCAACAGGTGGTGCTGGTATATCATTAACAGATCTTTCTGTAACAACCAACTCAGCAGGTACAGCAGCATTATCATATAATAATGGTACTGGTGTATTCTCATATACTCCACCAGATCTTTCTGCTGTAAGTACAGACCTAACAGCATTCTCTGTTGGTTCTAACGCTAGTGCTTCAGGTGGTGGTGGACTTGCATACAACAATACAAGTGGTGCATTCACATACACTCCTCCAGATCTCAGTAGTTACATAACTGGTCTTTCTGTAAATGAACTTTCTGATGTAACTATTTCTAGTCCTCAAAATGGACATGTATTAAAATACAACGGTACATCTTGGGAAAATGGTCCTGATGAAACTGGTAGTGGTAATGCTGATAACATAGCAGAAAACAATACCAAAGTAGAAACAATTGATACTGGTGGTGGTACAGGAAAAATTACTTTTGATATAGAAGGTACAGAAGCAGTTCAGATTGATGCAAATCGTCAAATATTAATTGCTGGTACTCAGTCTGGAAACAATGTAGCAAAAATCTTTAATGATACTGATGGTGCTGGAACTGGTGTACTTGGAATCTATGCTTCATCAAATAATGCTAACCCAAGAGATGTAAGAATCTATAGTGGTGGTGGTACAGCGAACGAAATATTCCGTGCAGGTAAATCAGGTCAACTTGGTGTTGCTGGTGATGTAGGATCTACTGGTCAGGTACTAACCAGTGGTGGTCCTAATGCTGCTGCTACATGGGAGAATCAGGTTACTCCTGGTATACAATTAACTGCTTTATCTGTCACTCAAAATTCAGCAGGAACCGCAGGACTGTCTTATAACAATGTTTCTGGTGTATTCTCATATACTCCTCCTAACATTAGTAGTTTCATAACATTAGGAGGTCTATCAGTAGGATCACCTCAGACTGCATCTGGTGATGGTTCTATTTCTTATAACAGTGTTAACGGTGTATTCTCATACACTCCACCAGATCTAAGTGCTCATCTAACAACATCATCTGTTATTGGAAATTTAGCAGACGTTGTTATAAGTGGATCACCTCAATCTGGTCAAGTACTTAAGTGGGATAACGGTACAAGTAAGTGGACTAACCAAGCAGATTCTTCTGGTGGTTCCACACTTACAACAGAACAGGTACAAGACATTGTTGGAGCAATGTTCTCTGGTAATACTGAGACAAGAATTGCAGCAACATATCAAGATGGAGACGGAACCATTGATTTAGTTGTCGATGATATGACAGCTAATACTCAACCACTAACAACTGAGCAAGTTCAGGACATTGTTGGTGGAATGTTTAGTGGTAATACTGAAACAAGAATTGCTGCAACATATCAAGATGCTGATGGAACCATTGATTTAGTTGTTGATGATCAATCTGGCAGTGGTGGTGCTAGTATCATTGCTGATTTAACAGACGTTGTTATTAGTGGTTCTCCAGCAGACGATCAAGTTCTTGCTTGGGACAATAGTTCTAGTAAGTGGACTAATCAAACACCAGGTGGAGGAATCCCTGCTGGAGGTATTATAATGTGGTCTGGTAGTGTTGCTAACATTCCTTCTGGATGGTATCTATGTAATGGATCATATGGAACTCCTGATCTAAGAGATAGGTTCGTTATTGGTGCTGGTAGTAGTTACAATCCAGGTGCTTCAGGTGGTGCTACAAGTGTAACGCTTTCGACTTCAAACATGCCGTCGCATAGTCACACTGGTGCTAGTCACAGTCATACTATTGGTAGTCACAGTCACACTGTTTCGAGTCACAGTCATACTATTGGTAGTCACACTCACACCTTTAGTTCATTGGTAAATGGTTATACATCAATCCAAAGTGATAACCACTATCATACTGCAAATACAGGGTCAGGTGGAGCACACACTCACACCTATAGTAGATTGAATTCACAAACATCATATACTCGTGGTATTCCGATTGGTAGTGGTGGTGCTGCTGGTAGTAGTTTCGGTACGTTTACAACAGATTCAGCTGGAGCACATACTCACTACGTCGAGACTGGAGGAGTCAGTGACAACCACGACCATACTTTAAATGCAACTGTTAATGGAACTACTGGTGCTAGTAGCGGAAGCACAAGTAGCGAAAATCCAGGAACAAGTTCTAATGGTAGTGGTAACACAGGTTCTGGTGGATCTGGAAATACTGGAAGTGCTGGAAGTGGAAGTGCAGTAAGCACCATGCCTCCATACTATGCACTTTGCTTTATTATGAAAACTTGATGAAACATAAAAGTAGAATATACCCCTTTTTAGATCTAGATATATCATACCAATTTACAAAGACTATTCATTGTAATACATCTGAACATGTATCAATGATAGTCGAAAAATTGGATAGGATAAAGGAAGATAATTTTGGAAAAATAAGAATACCTGAATTTGATTACAAGGTATCAGATCGCACTATCATTCAAACGGTTGAATATATCAAGGGAAGAAAATGTGGAATGACAGTAAACAAATATAGAGATACCATCTATAATGAGTTAGTTGAAAAGGATAGAGAGTGGACTTTTTGTGATTTTAATTATGACAATTTCATTGTATTAGAAAAAGAAGACCTGATATATGCTATTGATTTTCAGTCCTATAGTTATATACCGAGCAAAATTAAACGGAAAGAATTATGGAGAGAGGACTTAGAAACTAACAATCTGGTACTAGAATATATAACTAGGGAACTACCGTTCCGTCAAAATTGATACAGTAATTTATTATGGATGTAGAATCCGTTAATTTTGAAGATCTCTATGCTACACCAATCTTCTTTACAATCCTTGAGCATAAAGAAATTAATAAACAGATTGATGATATCATAGATGATGTAGACTTTAATACAAAAGAAGGTTGGTCACCTACACATTATTTGTCAACAGATTTCAAACCTGATAGTGATTGTAATGTAATAGGGAAATATAATTTAACTGCATTACAAGAACAGATAGACAAATATCTAATAGAATATCTTAAAATACTCTCGTATGGTCCAGTAGATGACTGGTCTCTTGGTGGTGAGAACTATCAGATGGAGTCATGGTTTTCTTTATTTAAAAAAGGGAACTATGCTCATATCCATAGTCATGGTTCTGCTGACTTGTCTGGTGTTTACTATTATAAGACTAATAGTAAAGATGGTGATATATTTTTCGAACCACCATTTCCACAGATGAAACAATCAAAAGTATTCTATCAGCATTCATCAGCATGGGATCATATACCAGATCCAGGAAAACTAATGTTATTTCCTGGTTGGCTTCCTCATGGAGTTAAAACAAATACTACAGATAATGACAGAATAAGTTTATCATTTAATATTAGATTATGAATATAGAATGGAATAAATTCTACCCACCAAATGTTCCTTTACTAGATACCAAATTACCACAGGACGTTGTTGATAGATTGTGGGAATATATTAATGAAGCAGAAGAAAATGCTTCAGAAAGACTTGCTGGTAATATAACAGATGCTAAAGATTTAATTGATAGAGATGATTGGTTTTTAGATAGAGTCATCAGACCAATATTTGATAGTTATTATACTGAGGTTGGTTTAAATACCATGAATGCTAGTAAGCATGATATATGTTTAAATGGTTTCTGGGTCAACTATCAAAATAAACATGAGTTTAGTCCAGTACATAGTCATAGTGGGACAATATCTTTTGTTATTTGGATGAAGATACCATACCATTGGAAAGAAGAACAAAAAGAATCAAAATCTATTTGTCCATGTGCAGGAGA